GGGGCGCACGGGGGAGCGGGTGGGGGCAGTTCGGGGAGGGCTCCCCTCGCGTAGCCAACCCTATTTTTGGGTCCGAGCCTCCCTGGCCCACTCCCGGAGGGCTGCCTTGTCGTTGTTGCAGAGCTGCAGCACACTGCGGACCTCCAGGTAAGCCTCAGCGAGGTCCTTGTTGGTCGCCAGCGGCCTCGCTGCGAATGGGCAGTCCCTCAGCAGGTCCTCGGGAGGAGTCAGCACACGGACTTCAGGGTGCGGAAGGCTCCCGCAGCCCGCCAGAAGCAGCGCCAGGGTCACCAAAATCGGCTTCGAGTACACGTTTCACCTCCTCGGGCAGGGGTTGAGCGGCCCACTCGCGGTTGCGCGCGGTGGCGGCGCCGAGAGACAGGCTCAGGGAGGCCGCTTTTCGGGCCGTGGAGGCGTTTTTCTGGCGAAGACGGGCCAACACAGCCTGATCGACTTCGCGCGCCTTCTGGAGCGTTTGAACTGCGGACAGTAGAGCCGCTTTTTCGGACTCGTGGCGGAGGGCCTGCTCGCGTTTGGACTCCCAAACGACGAAAAGCCCCCCGCCCAGGGCCACCACGAGGGCAGCCAGGGCGAGGGTAAGTCTCATGTGATTACCAAGTCGAGTGGGCGACTCGCCTCCAGGTGTTGGTTGCGACGCAAACGTACAGGAAGTTGGCGTCCCAGCAGATGTCTCCCTGGTCGCCAGGGGCCGTGGCCGAGGCGGGGGTACGGGAGGTACGCACGCGCACCGTGTTCCCGTCCACATCGAGCAGCTGAGTAGGGGAGTCCACGTTGATGCCCAACCTGCCAGCCAGGAAGTTCGGGGCACTGCCGTTCATGTACAGGTTCCAGCGGCCAGTACCTGACGATAGGCTGCCAACAAAGCCGTAGTTGTTGGTTGCCTGCGTCATGGTGGAGGCTGCCCGGAAACCGGCCTGCTCCCCCAGCGAACCTCCCCCAAGGGAGTTGAAAGAGGCACTGAAGTGCGTCAACGACGCCAGCGTGCCCCCTCCTCCCAGGGAGGGGAAAGAGTTGAGGGAGTTGTAGGAGGCGGTGACATCTGGCTGGATGACGCCGCCCAGCGAGATACCGGCGCGGTTAGTTCCCCCCGTGACATTGCCCGAAATCTGCAATCGTGCAATGGTCGGGAAGACACCGAGGCCAACATCCCCGCTGAGGAAGTTCGGGGCAGACCCCTGCATATACAGGTTCCACTTGCCGGCCCCCGCGGAGACGTTGCCAAAGAACCCGTAGTTGTTCGTGGTGCCGGAGGTCAGGTCGTTGGCGATGAACCCGTACTGCTGGTTGACGGTGTTCCCAGCCGAGTTGCCGATGTTGTTGGCAGCAAACGCCCAGTAGCGATTCAAGGCGTGCCCGGTGCCGGTAGCGGCGAAGGTGGCCGTTGCCTCAACAGCCGTCACGTCACCGGCGGTGACAGGCACCGCGGGGTTGCTCCAGATGCCTCGGGTAAACGACGCACCAACAAGGGTCTTGGACATCCGGATGCCCATGCCGCCGGTAGCCTCCGAGCCCATGCCCACCGCCCCGTCTTCTGACAGGGTGACTCGGTTGGCAAAGCCGGTGGCGTCTCGTGTGGCGATGCGCAGGAGGCCTCGGACGTTGCCGCCGGAGGGGCTAGCCGTGGCGCTAACCTGCAGCCACACGGCCTCGGACCACGTACCCGTGTCCGACCTGCCGAGAAAGCGGAGCCGCCCGATCACATCCCCGGCCTGCACGGCGGAGAGCCCTGCGCGGGCCTTGTACATCGAGAGGCCAGCCCCTGCGACATCGGATGACTGCTGCACCGACGCGGCAATGCCGGCCACCTCAAGGGCAGTGGGCAGGAGGCGGGTATCCTGCGGGCCCACGATGAGGGTGCGGTCGGAGGTGATCTGCACAGCCTGCTGGCCACCGCTCCCCGCGGCGAGGGCACCCGCGCTCGGGCTGTACAGGCCAGCCCCGCCGGTCAGCAAGGAGGGCGCAGCAGCGCTGCCCGCAGGAACCTCGACAGGGCCTGTGAAAGAGGCCCCAGCAAGCGCAGCGTACTGCGGATGGGGGTTGGGTTCCGCCTCATGCGCAGCCCGCGCGACAGTGCCCTTGTCCGAGTTGGTGAGGTCGATAGCCCTCAGAAGGGTGTTGTAGACAGCCAGGATACCGTCTTGGGTGCCGCCAGCAATGACGGCCCCGATGGTGTCGGAGGAGGCCTGCTCGCTGGTGGCTTGACCCTTCGACGTGGCCGGGATTACGCCCGCTGCGGGCACCAGGGGTGCGATGGGGGCCAGCCGGCCCGCCGTAGGGTCAAAGCGCTTCACAGGAAGTAGGCTCCGATGGTGATGAGGTTGGCGCCGAGGATGCCACCGGCGGCGGTGTAGATCGCGTCGTCCCGATCAGGGGTGCCACGCTTGAGGAGGTAGTCCCACACCAGCTCCTTGCCGAAACCCACAATGGTGGCGAGGGCGATGCCGATCTCGAACGAGTGCACAGCACCAGCGGCGCCCAGCAGGACGCCCGCGATGAGGTGCTTTTTCAGGTCGGGTCTCATTTGAGTCCTTTCAGGCACAGGGCCATTTCGTCGTTGCGGCGGGTAACCAGCCCCGGGAGTTCCCGGCCTCGGGCCAGGGTCCACTTGGGTAGCTCCCGGCAGGCGCCCACGTAGTCGCCCGCGTTGAGCTTGCGCAGAAGGGTCGAGCGGGCGAAGTTGCCCTCGCCCACGTTGAACACGAAGCTGACCAGGGCGTCGAATGTCTCTTGCGAGAGCGGCACCTTGACGAGCCGTCGCACAGCCGCTTCGGCGGCACGGAGATCACTCTGGAGGAGGGCTTGACAGGCCTCCTTGGAGTACGACTGCCCCAGGCGGGCCGTGGCCGTGTGCCCGTAGCACACAGTCACGATGCCCACCGGGTCCCTGTACGCGGTCTTCTTGAGTCCCTCGTGGTGCCCGACGAAGGCCACGCCCGCCGCGGAGGTGGCGAGCAGGGCGCCCGCCAGAAGGCGGCGGACGCCGGCCATCACAGCACCGTGACGGCGGTGGCCGCCGAGGTCGCCAGCAGGTTGCCGGCGTCGTCCTGCACGCGAACCTGGGTTGCAGCGGGCTGGGTGTAGGCCACCGTGGGGTTGTCGCCGGCCACGTACTTCGCGCCTGCGTAGTGCAGCAGCACCCAGGGACCTTGCACCTCGACCTTGGTGATCGTGCGCGCCGGGGCCAGCGTGAAAGCGGCAGCCAGGGGCACTGCAACGGGGTCCAGGCCCTCGCTGCAGGTTATGCGGATCACGTTGACGCCTGCGAGGTTCTGGCGGGCGCTGATCGTGGGCACTGCCGTGTCGCGGCCCGCGTTCAGGGCCGTGGTGGCGGCATTCAGGGCCGTGGTGAGACGCTGGCGCTTACGGCCGGAGGTGTCCTCCAGGGCCTCGTCAACGGCCCGCAGAAGGGCGTGACGCAGGCGCTCACCGGAGGCAAGGCCACCGATGATGCTCGACGGCAGGAAATCAGGCAGCGGCATTCTTCTTCTCCTTCTTGGTCAGGGGTGCGCAGATCTTGGCGCATTCGGCGAAGAACTCGGCGAGGCGGGCGCCCACGTCCGAGGAACCGCCGGAGTTGTCGGACATCACCTGGGCGTAGTTAATCGCGCGCAGGACTTCCTTGGAAAGGTTCACGCCGCTGGACAGCGGGCCCGGAGAGGGCAGGTCTTCGAGCTTCATCGGTCGAGCCTCCAGTAGATTGAATGGGGGAGCCCCCAGGGTCGGGACGGCCAGTACGGCATCATGCCGGCCTTGACCATCGTGACCGCGCTGGCGGGGTTGGAGTTGGTGCAGTCGCTGACGACAAGCCCAGTGGTCTCGCGGAGCGCACGGCGGAGCATGCGGAGCTGCAGGCCCTGACCACGGGCGCGAGGGAGAACCCCGGCGCGGCTGTAGTACCACAGGCCAATCCACGAAAAGCAGGTGAACCCTACGAGGTCCTTGCCGATGAACGCGCCAACCCAGAGGTCTGCAGGCGAGAGCCCGACCGGGGCATCCGCCGGGAAGCATAGCGCCTGGAGGCGCCCGATGCTTTCCCAGTGGAGTGCCGGGTCGATCACTGTCACCCGCGCCGCAGCAGGCGCCCGAGCAGGCTGCCGCCCGTCTTGACCTTGTAGCGGTTGTACCCGAGAGGGTCGGAGGTCATTTGCTTCCACACTTCCTCCTCGTACTTCTTGCGGATGCTCCCCTGGTCCTGGCCTAGCTGGACTTGCCAGTAGCGACAGGTGCCCTCCACGGCGTCCAGGCGGTCGTCGTGGATGAGGGCCCCGCGCTCCAGCGTGAGCTTGCAGAACTGAAAGAAGAAGCTGTAGGTGAGGGCCACGGACGGGCCGTAGCGCTGAGCCATGCGCCAGTCCTCGGCCACGCACTCCTCGTTGACGACGAGGCTGCCACGGCCGACGATGGGCTCAAGGGTCTGCTGAATCCGACGCTCCTTCTGGCCGTGCACGAGGTCGTCCTCTACTGCACACGCAGGATGGATGCGCCGCAGCACCGGGAGGAACACCTCGCGGAAAGCACCGTAGCCCATGTTCTTCTCGATGGTGACTACGTTGACCTTCCAGCGGGCTGCCACCTCAGCGATTGCCTCCAGCTTACTCAGCTCGTAGCCACCGGGTACGCCGCCAACCGCGAACAGGAAGATGTTGCCGTTGGCGGCTCCGCTCACAGCGAAGCCAGTCTCGTCAGCGTTCTGGCCGCCGCCGGCAGGGTCGACATACATATGCAGACCGGTGACGGTGGTGGTGGCCGTTACGCTGCCCGCCTGGGGCTGCGTCATGCGGAAGCGGTGCGTGCCCACCGAGAACTCGGTAAGGCTGTCCCGGGTTACCCCTGGGATGACTTCCATCGGAACACGGCCGGAGGTGTCGAGGCGCATGAACACCAGCCGCTCAGGCTTGAGCGGGTAGCGCATGGCGTCGGACAGTCGGGTGTCCAGCATATGCTGGAGCTGGAAGTAGGCTTCGCCTTGGTCGAGCAGCTTGCGCTGCAGGACTTCCTCGCCCATGTAGGACGGGTCGATAGGCTGGCCCTTGTCACCCGCGAGGCCGCCGCCGGTTTGCAGGTCCGGGTTGTCTCGGATGCGCCGCACCAGCAGGGGCGCGAGGTACTCGCCGTAGTTGTCGATCTCGGCCGCAGTGGGGTAGCGACCGGGCCAGATGCGGATGGCAACGCCACGCCCTGGCAGGGTGTTGTAGATGCTGTCTGTGCTCTGCGGAGTGCCGAGCCAGATGATGCGCCCAGGCCGACCGTCGCGCCCCATGCAGATGGACGTGAAGTCCCGCGTGAGGTGCAGCAGTTGGCCGCGCATGATGGCGGTGAGCGAGTTCTTCGCGCTCTCAACGTCGTCGGCCAGCAGGATGTCCGCGCGCTTGCCCTGGAGGTTCGCGGTGATACCCACGCAGGCCACGCTCGGGGACTTGTCGATTCCCTTGAGGCTGTAGTGCACGTCGAAGTGCTCGACGGAGGTGCGGTCGCCGGCGTTGGAATCCGGCCGCATGCACTCCAGGATGTCCCAGGTCTGGATGACCCGGACGATGAGCGTGCTGATCTCGTTGGCTTGTGTGCCGCCTGCGGACACCACAAGGCACCGTAGGTGCGGGGCGTGCACCAGGGACCACACCACGAACAGCGCGGCGATGGTCGTCTTGGCTTGGCCCCGCTGGGCCTGAATCATGATGCTGGACGGACCATCCACCATGAACTTGGCGATGTCCTCCTGAATCTCCGAGGCGGAGAAGCCCAGGAAGGCCATGCCGTCCCGCAGGAAGTCCACGAAGTCCTTGTAGTGCAGGGCGACTGCGTTCAGCAATGCCCAGCGCTCAGCTGCCTCCTCGGGCCCCTCGCGTCGACTCATTGCAGAGGCTCACCAGGGAAGCGGAGGTGCTCCTCCAGGTCGGCCGCCAGCGGCAGGGTAGCCGGGCGGGACTTGACAGCCTGCCCACCCTGGAGCTTCTTGTGCAGCTCCTCCAGCTTGCCACCCTTGCGAATGGGTGCAGTGATGTTGTTGTCCTTCAGGAATGCGCGGATCACCGCAAGTTCCGAGGCAGTCGGCTGGACCACGTACTCCTTGCCGTCTTCCGACACCCGCTTCACCTCACCTCGGAGGAGCTTGGTAAAGCTGTCGGTCATCAGCTTGTGGAGCGCGGACAGGTCGTCTTGCGAGCCGGTGTCAGCCATCTGCGTCCTCCTTCCGCTTGCCCATGTAGTGGTTCCAATACTTGTCCCGGATGAGCGCGATCAGGTACAGGATACCTGAGACAGCGCTGATGACCAGGACCCAGGTGTCCAGGGGTACTCCCAGGACAACCAAACCCGATGCGGCGGCAGGGGGAGCCGCCAGTGCAGGCTGCAGTTGTTCAGTCTTCATTGGCGAACTCCTTGTTGACTACTATAGGGACCACGCAAAGGCCCGAAGGCCCTTGCGTTACTCCTTCAGCAGGTTGAGGAAAGGGATGACATACGGGATGTTAGCCCCTGGCAGTTGCTTCAGGGCCCAGTAGGGGTTCTCCAGGGCCTGCCCCTGCAGGAACAGCTTACTCGCGGCGTCTACGCTTCCCAGCGCAGGCACCACACCGGCCACGGTCAGTTGGTTCGGATAGCGACCCCCGAGGAGGTCTTCTTCTCCTGACCACCCGGTGGCGGCCCCGTTTACGACTTCGATGAAGTCGCCCAGCAGGCCGGACATCGAGGCGTAGTTCGCCGTCGCGCGCACCAGGGCGGCGGGGGCAAGGTTCTTCTCGATGTACTCCTCCTGGTCCTCACGGCCGATGCTGGCCGCGTGCACCCGGGCAAGGTGGATAGGCAGGATCAGCGCCATCTGCGCAACGAGGATCATGGCCGCCGTGCCGTAGCCGCTGACACCGCTGCCATTGAGGCGGGCGGTGCGCGACCACTGCTTCTCCATGGCAGTGATGCCAAAGGTGCGCAGCTGGGCGATGAGCTTCATGTAGTCGTTGTGCATCCACGCTGTGCGCTCGCCCACGAACGTGCCCTGGATGATCTGGGCGGTGCCACGATGCACCATCTGCACGAACTCCTCGACGGCGGCCACGTTGGGGAGGGCCGTGATGTCGAATCGGGTCAGCCTGCCGCGGTCATCCCAGGACGCGATGCGGTCCAGGTTGACCCGCAGGTGCGCGATCAACTCGTCGTTGAGGCCCATGTCCCGCAGGTAGATGTCGTTCTTGCCATCCCGCACGTAGCGGGCTGCCTTCATGACGATCTGCTCCGCCACCATCCGGTGCTGGGCGGCCATGAGCCGCCGGAACCCGGTGATCTTGCCCTGAGCGTGCTGCAGGCCCGACAGGATGCGGGTCCCTGCGCCGGCGTCCTTCGCGTACTCAGCCAGCCGGTCGTCGGGGGCCTCGACCGGAATGCGCAGCTGGTAGTTCTCCATGCCGATGTCGCCACCCCACAGCTCGATGTCCGTGAGGATGTGCCGATTGCGTGGTGCCCCTCGCTTGACACGCCCGACCTCGCCCATGATCTGGGGCAGGCTGGCGATGCCCTTGAGCGTCGTGGTCAGGCCCAGGTGGTGGACCATGTTCATGGTTTCCGCGAACTGGGTGAACACCAGCGAGCCAAGACGCTGCACGCGCACCAGCGTGGCGAGGTTGCTCGCCCAGCGCACGGGCTTTTCGCCCTCGATGTGCCCGTTCAGCAGCTCGCCCATCACCCGGTCAAAGGCGTCCAGCTCTTGCTGGGTAGCCCGCTCCTCCAAGTCTCCCGACTCGGTGATGGCCCGCCGAAGGTGGCGCACCCCGGTAGCCCCGTGGATGCCGAACTCGGTCAGCGCTACCGTGCCGCTGGTGCGCCCCACGTAGCGGCGCATCATGTTCAGGCTGTCGGTCTCGTAGAAGTCGATCACGCGCTTGCCGTTGGGCAACTCGGCCAGGAGGTCCACGTCCAGGCGGTGCTTGGTGTGGCCCTGGCCGGCCTTCGACAGGACAGCCTCAGCCCGGCGCACCGCCATCAACCCTTGCGGGTCATTGAGGCGCACCTCCTTCATCACCTCCAGGGTGTCCCGGATCACCGCGGCAGCGTTGTCGCCGCCGGCAGTGTCCACACCCTTGGTGTTCTGGGCACGCTCCCGAGCCCGCGTGGTGTAGTACCGCGCGAAGTCCCGGGAGAAGTCCGTGTCCCAACCCAAGGCGGCGGCCCAGTGCTTGGCGAGGTGGGCTTCCAGGGCACGAATGTCGTCCGCGCTGGCGAGGGCCAGCTTGCGGCCGTCCAGTGCCTGCGGGATGTAGCCCACCGAGTCCGGGGGCAGGCGCTGCGCGCCGAGCACGCTGGCCTGCTTCTGGGCGTTCAGGGCCCGCGTAAACACCGCCTCCAGGGCGTCGGCAGCCGCGCGGATCGCGGGGTCCTGGGAGGCTGGCTCCTTCGTCTCCCGACGCGCCAGAATCTCCTCGTAGACGAGGCGGTCGAACTCGCGCTGGCCTTCACCTGTCACGGCCTCTGAGACCTGCCCACGGTTCTGCGACCGCAGCCAGTCGGCCATGGCCGCGCGATAGTCCTGGATGCCGCGCCCGGTGAGCTTCTTCTCCAGCATGTACCGGCGGATAGCCACCGTGGCCCGACGCCCCGCGGCGCCCGTTGTGACTTCCGTGACCATGCCCGCCACCATCTGCATCACCGGGTTCTTACTCCGGGCGAGGATGATGCCGTCGCTGCGGCTGCCGATCTTGTCGGTGAGCACGTTCAGCTTCTGCTGGTCGATGGGGTTCTCGCGCGTCCACTCGCGGGCGTGCTGCAGCATGCGCTGGGCGAACTTGCGGGCGGGGTTGACCGTGGCTACCGGGTTGACGCCTTGGGCCGGGCCGGCGGGGCTCTTGAGCGAGTCACCTCGCCAGCCGATGATCTCCCCTGTGTCGTAGTCCTTGGTCCCGCCCAGGCGTCGATCCAGGAGCACCTCGAATGCCCACAGCACCTCGTCCATCGCGGTCGCCCGGGACTTGCCTGTGAGGGAGTACCGGATGACCTTGAGGATGGTATCGAAGACTTCCCGCAGTGCGTTGCTGTACTTTCCCCCAAAGCCCTTGCTGGCCGGCATGCGGGACAGGACCACCTGAGTGCGCGCATCGGTCAGCGCCATGGCGAACAGCTCGTCCAGGTTCTTGGCGGCGTAGTTCGGGCCCACGGTCAGGGACTCACCGCCGGCACCCTCGTTGGCGCCGCCCTCGTACTGACCCTTGACTGCAGCCCGCAGGCGCATCAGGACACCCTCAGCACGGTCCAGGGCCGCGATCAGGTCGGGGTCCAGGCGATTGCGGTTGGGCACGTCGTTGTAGATTGCCACGACATGCTGGCTAACCGCGTGCACGATCTCGTGCAGGGTGGTGTCCAGCGACCACGTTGTGGAGTCGTTCAGCAGGTCCTCCAGGGGGGCCCGGCGCATCGCCTGGATGCCCCGCACAGGGCCCGCACCAGGATCGCTGGTCATGCCAACACGCACTGCACCGCGGGGGTCCGACTCGCCCCGAGGGGCCTGCCTTGGGTCCGCGGTGTCCACGAAGCGCTTGAAGATGACCGGCACCGTGTCGAGCACCGGGTCATCCTTGCCGCCCATGCGGCGCTGCAGGCGGTCCAGGATGAGGCCTGCCAGCTTGGCGTGGGCAGCGTTCTTCTTCTGCTTCTTTAGGGCAGTCAGCGCGCCTCGCACCGTGGTCTCGTGCACGACGAACCCTTCCTCCAGGCTCTCCTTGCGGTAGGCGGCGATGGCCTCTTGCTGAGTGCCGTCGAAGCGGAGGCGCACGGGCCCACCGTCGGCCGTACCGTCCATCATGTCGACCCGTTGGTTAGAGCCAGAGCCGAACATGACGTGGTTGGCCTCGGCCATCAGGGCCTGCATCTTCTGCTCCTGGAGCCCGTTCCAGTCCCCCTCCTCGTCTTCCATCAGCTCGCGCAGGCGGTCAGGGGTCGTGCTGAAGTCGCCTTTCTTGTGCAGCTCTTGAAGCTCCACGATGGTACGGTCGAGGCGTTGGGCGTATGTCTCCTCTACCGGCGGGGTGGGGCCGTCAGGGTTGGCTTCCTTCGCAGCCTTGGCGCGGGCGCGCGACTCGGCCATGTGTTGCCGGGCCTGCGCCAGGGCCTCCTCCTTGCTGGGCGACGGGGTGCCATCGTACTCGGCCTCGATCTCCTTGCGGAGGTCATCAGGCATCACCTTCTTGGCGCTGACGTTGTCAGCCCGAAGTTCCTTGGCCGCGTCTTCCAGTTCCTGGCGGCGCACCTCCGGCGGCTTGTCCAGCTTCTCGCGGAGGGCCCGGTCGATGGTCTCCTGGGCGAGATTCAGACTGGCCCGCTCAGCTGCGCCACGGTAGGCGCTGTAGGCAGGGAGGGAGCCGAACAGTGTGCCAGCGGCCACGGCGACGGCGTAGTCCTCTGCGGTCTGCCGGCCGTTCGCCATGTCGGCCGCAGCGGTCATGGCGACCTCGGCTGCTGCGGACTCGGCCACTGCGGAGGCAGCCGCTGCACCAGGACGACCCGCCGCCATGTACGCACCGGAGCCGATGCGCGCCACCCGGAACAGGCCGGCGGTGGCGAGTGTGGCGACGGCCGCGCCCGGGTCGGTCATTCCTGCGGCCATCTGGGCGGTAAACGATTGCCACCCGCCCGCGTCCGCGTAGTGCCGGGCGTTCTCGCGGCGCATGTTCTGCTCTGCGATGATCCGCTGCACAGCCTGCGAGCTGACGGCGCCCGCGTCCAGCTCCTCGACCTCGTCCAGGTCACGGTCCTTGATGGTGGCGGCTCGGATGGCAGACCAGCGGAAGCCGGGCTCAGCCTCCTCAGACTCGCGGGTCAGGGCATCGGCCACCTGGAACGTGAGCATCACGTCCGCATCGCGTTGCGCCGTGCGGAAGGTGTCGAGCCAGCTGATGCCGGCCCGCCGCTCCTCGTCCGCGAGGCGGGCGTCCTGGGCGTCCGCGATGCGCTCCGGTGCAAGCCCCGTTGGGACCTGCATGTAGCCGGGGGCCTGGGCCACAGGTGCCTGGGACACGGCCAGGGATGCGTCCTCCGGGAGGGAGTCGATCACCCGGGTCAGCTTCTCGACGTAGTCCGGGTCCGTGGCGTAGCCGCCGGCCTTCAGCGCCTCCGCGAACTCCCGGCTGGACTGCGCCGAGAGTGCCCGCGGGTAACGCCGCTCCAGGAGACCAAGCACCTCCCGCGTGGCGTCCTCCCGGGACGCAAACACGCGGTAGGCATCGTTGGACTTCTCCATGCGGTCGTAGGCTCGGAAGCCTTTGCCGCTGAAGTCCTTGATGTTGAACAGGTTGTGGCTGTCCTCGCCGTTGGGGCCTTTGATGGTCTTGGCGCCGCCGGCAGTTTCGAGCTGGGCGAGGCCAGCCAGGAATCGTTCAATGCTCATGGTTCTCCTGAGAGCCCTGTGGGCCGTCTAGGTTAAGGGAACATGGGTACTTCGCCGGACATGATCGCCTCGGCTGGGGGTTGACGCGTGATCCGCTGCTCGGGGGCACCCTTCAACTCGCGCTCCACGTCCTGGGCACGGATGACCACGGGGATCAGCACCCCATCCTTGTTCATCGCCGTTGTCAGGAAGGCGAAGTCGCCATCCTGCGCCGGGATGCGGATGAGGAAGTCGGCCTCGTTCAGCTTGGCCTCCCGACCGAGCTTCTTGCTGAGGGCCGCATCGAAGGCGGGTTGGGCCAGAGAGGCGCGGATGCCCTGCGGCACTCCTCGCTCGTCTCGGTTGAGGAGGGACAGGGGGTCCTGGCGGCTCTCGCTCTTGTCCACGTAGAAGTGCTGACCGATGGACTTGGCAGAGGACCTCACCTTGCCCCAGGCAGCGGCCACGGCGACTTGATCGGATAGGCCCACCGGGGACTTGTCGATCTCCTGGAACACTAGTGCCCGCAGCACGCCCATGCCCTGCTTGGTCGCCTGATCCGGCCCGAACCAGGGGTCGGCCCACGACTTGATCGTGGAGTCCACCAGCTTGGTGACTGCCTCGCTGCGACCCTTCGTTGCCGATGCCCGAAGGGGCGCTGTCAGTACCCGGGCACGGGCCTCCTGGAAGGCCAGCTGGGGCGTGTGCGTCGGGTTGCCACGAAGATCGGCCTGCGAGGAGAGACTGAGATATTTCTCCATGATGTCCAGGGCCTCAGCACTCCAGTAGCCCAGCTTGCCCGCCCGCTCGAAGCCCATGGCCGCCACGATCTTGGCGTGGCTGTCGAACTCCGGGCCCCACTGGGTGGCGCGCGAGATCGCCGTTGCCTGCTGCTCGGCGGCCGGAATCTTCACGCTGTCCGCGTTGAGCAGCAGGGTAGCAGCTTCCTCGGGGGTCTGGGCCTTGCCGAACAACTGGTCCCCGGCTAGGGCAAGATCCTTGGCGGTAACGTCACCGCGGTCCCGCGCCCGCTCGGGCCCGCCAGGGAACTCGAAGTAGCGGGTCGCCGCCTGGGCCTTGATCTCGGAGTCGACGCCAAGGCGCCGCCCGCGGCCTCCTCCCATGCGGCCCTGGACCGCCGCACGCACGCGGGCTGCTTCCTGGCGGTCGCGCACCTTCTGCTGCTGCCAGATACGCATGACATCGTTCTGGGTGATGAGGTCGGCCGGGATGCCCGTGCGAATCTGCAGCTCATCGTTGAAGGCGTCGACCTGCTTGAGAAGCTCCTCGACAGTGTCCGGAGGATCGCTGTAGATGAGGTCCATCTTCTCCCACATATCGGGGTGGTCCCCGATGGCCTTGCCAATTTCTTGGCTGGCGCGTGTGCGAGTCAGCTGCTCCAGGCGGTCTTGCACCCCAGTGGGCAGGGAGCCCCACAGCTCGGGGTTGTCTCGGAACAGGGTGATTGCCGCGAAGTTGCCGCGTGCAACCTGAGCCTCCAGATGGCGCGCCAGCTGCGCGTCACGCACCTCGGGGTTCTCTCCCGGCACCACCGGGGCGATGTCGGCCAGGAGCCGCTGGGCGAATTGGGTTCGGTCGTCCACGCTCCACGCTTGCCCAGCTTGGCGAGCGGCGGTCTCGAAAGCGGTGAGGTGCGCGCCGATGGCGTCGTCTCGCGCCACCAGGGCCCGCTTCTGATTCCATGCCTTGTGCGCCTTGGCATGCTCCTTCATCAGCATCGGCAAGGTGCCCATGACCTGGGCACGCCAGACGGTGTCCCGCTGAGCGTCACCAGTGTCCAGCTCCTTCAGCCGCTTCTGGATGGTCTGCGCGTAGGTGTCGGGGTCGAGTTCCGCGTCCTGGTCCATCGTGTCGCGCAGGGCAAGCTCGGCGCGGGCGGCGTCCGCCTTGCCCTCGTAGGCACGCGCCCCGAGCACCTCGTCGGTGTCCCCAAAGGCGCGGGCCCATGCGGGGCGCTGGGCGTCGATGTCGGCAGCGGCCTCACCCTGGGCCACCCGACTGGCGCCCTGGAGGAAGCGGGCCTCCCGCTCACGCTGAATGGCAGGTGCCATCAGGTTGCCAGCGAAGCGGGCGATGCTGTCGAGGGTGCTGTTCGCCGCAGTGGGGGCGGTGGGGGTAAAGCCCCCGGTGAGGCCGGGCTGGACACCACCCTGGACCCCGCCACGCACGGCGAGGTTGTCAGGCGCTGCCCCCGGGCCGACCGGCTGGCGGGCTGGGAGAGAGTAGCTTTCCATGGGTCCTTAGCTGTCGATGTTGTTGGAGAACATATCGCCCCAGGTCGCCGCCTTCGGGCGGAAGAACGAGGCGCCCCAGTTGACTAGGGGCGTGATGGCGTTGTTGCTGGTGAGGGCCTGCAGCAGGGTGCTGGTCAGGTCTGGAGTGTAGGGCTCGACTGGAGCGCGGCTCTCACGCAGGTCCAGATTGGTGTTCACCAACGTGGTATCCTGCCCAGAGAACATCGAACCCTGCAACTGCCCCTGGGTCAGCGCGTCCTGGAACAGGCGCACCTCGGAGTCCCGCTGGGCGACCTCGTCCGCCCGCTGGTTCTGAAGCGCGCGGGTAGCGAGCGCAACGTCCAGGAAGCCGCCAGAGACGCCGGAAAACGCCGCCTGGGCCTGGGCCGCACCGGCCTCCTCCGAGGCCCGTAGGCGGGCTTCCAGGCGCCCTGCTGAGGCTGCGCTCTGCTCGCGGGCGCTGGCCGCTCGCGCCCTGGCGATGGCGTCCTCCCGGCCGCGCACGAACCGGGCGTTGTTGAGGGTCTGCAGCGTGCGGCTCAAGCTGGCCTGCGCTGCGTTGCGCTGATTGGCCGCGCCCCTGATCTGGTTCTCGGCCTCAGCCGTAGCCAGCTCGACTGAGCGATTTGCCTTGCGGATGCTCCGCTCAGTGTTGTAGCGAATCAGGGCCCCGCCCAGCTGACTGAGCGAGGCCATGGCGTCCATGGGTACGGCCATAGGTCCTCCTTACACCCTACGGGTGCGGTTCAAGTAGTGCATGTCGTAGTCGATCTGGGTGATGGTCAGAGGGGCCCACAGGTAGGCGCCGACGGCCAACCCGTAGTCCCCCTGCCCCGCCATGACGCTCAGCTCGAAGGTCCCTTCAGGTACAGGGACCAGCTCCTTGACTGACGTGATGTCGGGGTCTTGCGTGGCTTCGTTGGACAAGGACTCCACGAGGTCGGCAGGGGGCGCCTGGGGGAGTTCCCCCAGGGCCCACGTGCCTTCAGCGGGAGGCCCGACCACGAATGCCGGGGTAGGCAGTGTGGGCCAAGTCATGTCAGATGCTCACAGGTAGGTACTCGTCAATAGTAGACGGCGGAACGAAGTCCGCGGTCCACCGTGGCGCACCCAGGGTTACTCGATAGGCGTCAACATAGCCCGCCATGCCGCTGAAGCCGGCGCTGTCCGTCCGCCCGAGGGTGAACGTGCCGAGACTGCCCAGCTGTTGGATACCGGCCGACACAGTGGACGCACGCAGCACCCCGTTGATGAAGACGCGAACGGCAGTGACACTTGAGCTGATTTGCTGGCTACTCAAGGCAATGTGGAACCACTCACCCAGGGGCAGGTCCAGTACGGACATGAACTTAAACCCTGAGAAGACCACCGCCAGCTCCCGGAACGTACTGCTTTGCCCCAGGTACATATTCTGGTTGGATTGGTAGTGAACTCCAAACCGCTGCCCAGCCACGTAGTCATCCCGGTAGCGGGCCCACAGGTCAACGCACCAGTTGTTCCAGGTGGTAACTCCCCCGATGGGGGACAGTGTCCAGTTCAGGTGCGCATTGGTGCCAGTCGCGGTGATCGAGCCACGACCGAACCGAGAGAAGGCCGACGTGTTCTGTACGGTGCTACCACTGCCCAGTGTGGGCACCCGGTTGAACAGGCTGGCATCCGTGAAGGTCGTGGCGTTGGCGTCGTCTCCCATCAAGAGCAGACCCACTTGTGGGAAAAGGGTGTCACGCCCATCCGTCGAAAGGCTGCTCACCCTCCCGCGGTGGGCCGCCGCAGAAGGTTGCCTTGAGGGCCCAGTCAGGTTGTACGCCACCCCGCCTGTATCGCGCACGCGGATCAACACCCGGCTTACCGTGGTGGTGCCCCCGAGCATAGGCGCGCCTTTCTGATCACGCAGAACCGGGTACGCTGGGCGAATGAACGACGGGAACCCCACACCGAACCACGCCGAGGCAGTGACCCTACCGTCAACGAAGGTGACAGCCTCGGGTAGCGGGATGTTGGCCCGCGCCCCCACGTAGTCCCTGCTGCGACCCAGCGCCTGGAAAGAATCCGCGTTGGCCGGTGGCGGCCGCACCCCGCTGCTCGACGGCACCAAGCTGTCCAGGTACGGCAGGTCGTTGGGGGCAGTATCCAGCTCGACGGAGTCCACGATGACGTGGCCCGAGCGCCTGAACACGAGGCGTAGGAAGCCGTTGTACGAGCTGACTCCGACGAGGGCGCCCAGCGTACCCGAGAACGTCCACTTGTGCCACGCTCGGTGCTGATTCTCCCCGTTCAGGTAGTCCTTGAACTGGTAGACATACACCGTGTTGGCAGCGTCGTTGGTGCGGATCACGCAGAAGTTCGGCGTGCTGTGCACCTGGACGTCCACCGGGGCGCCGCGCAGGTAGTCGTCCAACTCGTCGCTGAGTTCGTCCACCACCGGGCTACCGTCGACCTCACCGGGGCGGAACCGATGCAGGCTCGCGCTGGTGCCGTTGGCCTTGACGAAGAACATATAGTTCTCGCCCATGACCGGCTGCACTCGACCGGCACCCGGGATAGACGCCATGACCGAGGCCGTCACCTGACCCGGCACGAAGGGCCGACGCCCGTTGATGACGTACTGCTGAGCATCCCCGAACAGCACCAAGTTCAGGTCGAACATCAGCGCCCGGCGAAGTGTGTCCTCCTCGCCCCCGATGATCCCGAAGTTCACAGGGTCGCTGGCGCTGACCGTGACCACGCTCGGGCGGAAGAAGTTGAGGTAGTCTCCAACCACCGAGGTGTTGACCGCGTTACGCGCACCCAGCATGACCCGATCCTGGAAGACCGTGAGCATGTCGATGCGCCCGTTGCGCAGGAACTCGGGCGGCCCGTTCGTGTCGAGGTCGCCGGCGCGGCTGGGTTGGTAGTCTGGGAAGCTCAGCCCGGTGAGGGCCCGGATGCCTGCAGGGGTACTGGCGATGTGGAAGGTGCTGCCGACAACCGTACCGAAGCACAGCCCCGAGGTCGGCACGAAGCTAGTACCAGCGGCCTCCTCCCACGACACCTCCGTGAAGGCCCCGGAGCTGCCGTCCTTGGCAACGGCGCGCATGTAGAAGGCCACGGCGTCGGCGCCGTCCTGCGCACGCACCTGCACGACCTTCCCCGGGTAGCTGATGCTGGTCAGGGTCTCGACAGACTTGACCACGTTGCCGGCAGCAAGCATCAGGGTCTGGTCCCCGCCGTCGTCCACTTCGATGTCCTCGACGCTCGGGTCAGTGACCACCACCGAGCTGCCCACCGTGGCTACGGTGCCGCCGGGGGCCAGGAAGCCGCTTGCCTGCAGCTCAGCAGCCAGTCGGCTGGCGATGCTCTCGGGACTGGAGACAGCCAGGGCGTCACCTGCCCAGCGAGTGACCGCGCTGTTGTACGCGTTCGTCCGGTCGTTGACCTTCTTCAGGTAGTCCGGGTCGGTAGCCAGGATGTCAGAGGTGTCCAGCGGCTCCGGGTAAGAGGCGGACGGGGTGGTGAACTCGACCGTGAATTTCTGGTTCCCTCGGATGAGGCTGAGCTTGTAGGAGCGGCTGTAGGCGCCCCCGCGCACCCAGGCAACGTGGCGCTGCTGGTTCGTCTCCACCAGGAAGTTCTCCGTGGTCGAGTAGGCGACGGGCACCGTGTTGCCGCTGAACAGCACGAACCTGCCCAGGGCCGCCGCTGCGCGCACCCCGCCGCTGAGCAGGAGGTCCAGGTTTGCGTCTGGGGTCTGCCGGCTGATGGTGAGCTGCTGGCCCGTGGCGTCGTTGACCACCACGAGGTCCGGGATGTTCGTGCCCGCCGGGCGAGTCCCCGAGCGGTAGTGCACGCTGTACTGGGCGCCCTCGACCTGTAGCCGGGTGCTCTGGAAGCCCACGGCATCCGAGAAGGTCACGGCATCGTTCGTACCGGCCAGCGCCACCGCGGACAGCTGGACGGAGCCCTTGCGGCGAACAAGCCCCCGGATGGGGTCGCTCACCATGTTGACCTGCTCGCTGTGCTCCCCGAGCTTCCGGGCGTGGTCTGGGAGCTGGCTGACCCCCGCCACTACGCTGGAGGCTGCGGATTCGATCTTGCTCATCGGGTCTCCTTACGAACGGTAGCGCAGGCTCGGCCGCGGGCCGCGAGCGAAGAACAGCTGAGCCTGCACATCCTGGTTGTTCAGCATGTTGGCGCCCATCTGCCGGATGTGCTCGGCGTTGAGCTGGACCACAGCCTGGGCCAAGTCCCGGTCGGCGTCGACGGCAGCCTGGGGGTCACCCTCAGCACGGGCCGCAAAAGCCCGGATGACGATGTCCTCGACTGCCAACTGCACCATAGGCGGAAGGTCTGCGAACGGGTAGGCCACAGTCAGGTGGGCCTTTACCGGCGCCTCGACCACCCGGCCGTCCGCGTACTCCAGCACGCCCGGGGCCTTGAGCAGTAGCCGGGGCGCGCCCTCAAGGGCACGCAGGGAAACGAGGCCGGCGGGCAGCTGAGCCAGGACGCTGAAGGCAGCTCCCGCGTCTGGGGTGAGTTCCCGCACGAAGCTGTTGAACCACCAGGAGGTCGACTGCAGCTTCAGCGTGTACTTACGCAGCAGCTCCAGCGCCATGGTGGCGTGGCGGGTAGGCCTGACCAGGGAAGTTACGGGGGACTGGCCCATGACTGCCAAGCAGGAGTTCACAACGTCGAGTTCGGTACGCATGGGTCAATCTCCTTAGACGAAAAAAAGCCCTACCACCGGGTAGGTAGTAGGGCTTGTTGGTTCCCGTGAGGGATTAGGGCGCGTTCAGCTGACCCGCGAACTCGGCGCGGCGGCTCGTCGCACCGTAGGCCATGTGCGCGTCCACGAAGTGCAGCTTCGTGACGTTGTCGTAGAAGATCTCCGTGGTGAGCGGGATCGTCTCGCCGGCCAGCAGGGCGCGGGGGCTGAAGATCGTGGCGACCGCCTTGGTGAAGTCACCGTTGTAGGCGTTGCCGTTCAGCGAGGTGCTGAGCGGGTGCGCGGTCACGTTCTTGCCGCCCGGGTAGTTGTTGCTGCGGATCACCGGGATGCCGTAGGCATTCAGGATCATGCCCTTGACGCGGTTGCCCTCGGCGGTGATGTACTCACCGTTGATGATCTGCTCGGCCTGCAGCAGCGTGTAGAACGCCGCCGGCTTCAGGGCCAGGATGCAGTCGTCACCCTGCGGGTCCACGTCCTTGTCCTCCATCTTCACCAGGAGGCGGGCGATGGCGGCGTAGAGCTTGGCCGGGTCCGAGGCGTCCAGGGCAGCCACCAGGGTCTCGACGCTGCCGCCGAAGTGGCCGGCGGGCTTGGCACCCGAGGCACCCTTGTCGAACGCGCTCTCGGCCAGCAGGGCGGTCTTGATGGCCTGGATGAACATGGCCTCGTCCCAGAGCTTGCCCAGGATCTTGCCGTGCTCCGACGCCACCTCGCGGCGCTTGTCGAAGTTCGTCTGGAAGACCTCCAGGATCGGGAAGGTGGCACGCGCCAGGACCACCGTGTCGATGGTCAGCGTGTTCTTCGAGAAGTCGTTCTTGGTCGAGTCGACCGTGGCACCGTTCGGCTGGAGGACCTGGATGGTCGACTCGCCCACGGCGTCGTCACGGATGGTCGACGTGCCCTTCACGGGGCGGACGTTGACCCAGCCCTTGAGGGCGGACTTGCGGGCGAGGGTGCCCTCGACCATGCCCGTGAACTCCTCGATGATGAGGGCTTGCTCCGAGCCAGCGCTGTTCTGCTGGTTCGGTCGGGTGACATTGAAGGTGTCGTCCAACGGCATTGCGTTCTCCTTAGATCAGGTTGATTGGAAGTAGACGGCGCGAATGCCGCTACTATAGGGACCGGGTCAGCCGCGCCAAGCTGCGCGTCGGGCGCGCAACTGTGCGTACTCCGGACGGGAGAACGCGCCACGGTCGCCATGCTCGGCCACCAGCTTGGCAAGCTCCTTGGTGAAGCCCTCCGGACTCAGGGCGCCACCCTCAGGGCCCGGGGCCTGACGGCCGGCGTCACGCTTGACGGCACTGCCCGAGGTGGCCGCGGGCTTGCCCGCAGCGAGGCGGGCCTGTTGGATGAAGCGTGCCGCGATGCGTGCCGCCGTGGGGTCGCCGCCCGTGAGCATGCCAGACAGGACCCGGCGCTCGTTCTCGTCGGCGTTGGCACCAACCCAGGCGCGGGCCTCGTCCCAGGCAGCCTCGGTGTCGAACACCTTGAGGATCGCGGACTTGGCCTCGGACTTGGCGGTCTCGGCCTTGGTCACCTCGTCCTTGCGGGCGTCCTGGAGGAGTTGCACGTAGGGCTCGAAGCCCGCCGCACCCTTCTCCTTGAGCACGCTCTCCAGGAGCGAGAAGTCGCCGGTGTCGATGGCGTGCTTGACGGCCGGGCTGTTGCGTGCCACCCCGGCCTGCTTGAGCCAGCCCAGGGCCACGTCCTTGCGGGCGTCGCCCGTGCTCTCCTCCGCTTCGGCGGCAGGGGCCGGGATGTTCAGCTCGACCTTGGCCGGCGCTTGGCTCTGTACGCCCTCGTCAGGCTTGTTCTCGGCGGCGTTGGGTTGACCTTCGGTCTGCTGGTTCTCGGTCTTCATTGAGGCTGTGCTCCTTGGTTGGTGGCTGCGTTCTCGCCCGCAGCGGTGGCGGTGGCCTGGGCCACTTCGGCAGCGCGTCGGTCGGCGCGCTCCTGGCGGACGGTTGCGAGGGTCTTGACGTAGTTCGACGCCTTGACGCCCTCGCCGTTGCCGAGGTCCGTGAAGATGGCGTCGATCTGCAGCCACTCCAGCACCTCAGGGGGCATCGAGGCCACCTTCATCACCTTGTCGAGGAAGCGGCCCAGGGCCTCAACCTCGCCGTTGCGGGACAGGGCGTCCAGGCCAGTGACCACGCTGGGAGTGACCTCCCGCTCGTTGACCACGACCTTGACCAACTGGAGCAGCCAGAGGCCCAAGGGCTTCTGCATGTCCACCGCCAGACGGCTGTACGCCCCGCCCAGACCGGCCTCCTGCTCGGCCGCCAGGAGTCGAATCTCCTCGGCGGTGACGCGCTCGGCATCCCGCGTGACGGCTGACCCCAGGAGGAACGTCCTTCCCAGGCGGTTGATGTATCCCGCGGCGATCTTCTCCTGCGTCGTGATCGCCCCGGACACCTCAGCAGCGGCCTGCAGGAGGGTGACATCTCCCTCCATGCCGGGGATCGCCTGCCCGTTCTTGCTGCGCTCGAAGTCCTCGGGCTTAGTCACGCCCCCTGGGTTGACGAGCCAGCGGTACTGCGAGGCCAGGACGGCGCCCTCGATCATCGCCTGACTCAGGGTGCTCAGCGCGTCCAGGTCACCCTGCACCTCGCCCACGAGGCCGATACCGTAGTCCGCCTCGTCAGGAAGGTTCCAGGTGAGTACCCGGTAGGGGCACTTGTCCTCCGAGTAGGTCTTGTCGAACTCGACCAGATGCGTGCTCTCGACGTGCTGGGACACGTAGAACTTGCCGCCGTCTCTCTGGATGTCGATGTAGAAGGAGACCTTGTCGCCCTCCTTCTTCTGGAGCAGCGCGATGCCCTCGCGCTCCCGCACGCCTTCTTCCAGCTCCTCGTACAGGACCTCCTCGCGGATGACGACCCGCAGGACCTTACCCGTGATCGTCCGTTGCATCACGTAGTGCTTGACGGAAATCGCTCGAAGCTCCTCGCTGTCGTCGTCCAGGTGCATGATTGCGTTGCCCAGCACGATCAGGTGCTTGAGGATCTCGAACAGCTTGGGACGGAGGGCCTGCTGGTCCATGCGCTTGACGGCGGCCATTTCGGCCTCGACCAGGGCGGCCTTGAGGGTAGACAGGGGCATCCCCGCCTCCGCGGCCGTCGCCTGCATTTCCGGGGTGGGGTCCAGCCGCAGGAACGGGCGCGCAGGGTTGAACAGCGTGAGCATCAGTCGGGTGCTGAGGTGGTTCACGCTGGTGGCACCGAGGGACTGCCAATCTCGGGCAGCCCCGTCTCGGTCTGCGTCCACACCGTTGGGTGTGTACAGGTAGGGGAGAGTCAACTGGGCCAGCCGTTCCCAGCGGCTTTCGAGCTGGGACCGGAGAGCCTTCCGCTTCTCCCAGAATTGGGCGGGCGTCATCACAGTGCGGGGGCTCCTTGTGAGAAGAAGGACTGCCGGCGGCGGGTGCGGGCGGCACGGGTGAACGCCTCGTCCCGACTCAGGCTGAGGGCCGGGCCCCGCGCCTCACGCGCGTCTTGCTCGGCGCGGCGCGCGGCCTCCTGCGAGAGAGCATCCCGCTCGAAGGCCAACAACCGGGAAGCGTTGATGGCTTCGGCCTCGGCGAGCAGGGCCTTGCTCTGGCGATCTGCATCCACAGCCAGCTCACGCTTGCGCTGCTCTGCAGCCGCCCTCGCCGCTTTGCTGGCGCGGCTCCCCTCGAATAGTTGCACGCCGAGGTTCGTGCCTACCAATGCAGCGGCTGCGAGCATGGTTCCTCCTTAGTAGCGGTTGACGTTGGTGACGAAGTGGCGCGTAGCCAGCTTCACTTCTTTCGCCGGCTCGGTGGGGAGAGACGCGGACATCGCACTACCGGGGATAACTTCCTCGGGCCCCGGTGTGCCGTCAGGCTGCTGCTTGCGCCACCGCAGACTTATGGAGTACCCTGGACCGGCGTTGTTGACGTACTCGACCCAGATCGAGTAGTCGGTCCCAGCTTCCATGTCGAGCCACCCGGTGGCCCGTGCCCCGGCAGCGGCCCCGTAGGCGTTGATGGCCTGGAGGCCTTGGAACCAGACGTTGCCACCGTCGTCGGACTCCAAGATGAGCTGCCACTTGCCTGTAGATGGCGGTCGGATGAATCCAGTCCAACGGGCAGAGAAGAACCCGCCGACCGACTCACTGACCCCTGGTCGCACTTCCGGGTCGCCCCAGCGACCAGCGAAGGCGGGCACCTCCTTGGCGAAGTAGGCCGGCAAACCGACGAGGTCGGTGTTGTTGTAGTACCGGCCAAGCAGGCCCCCAGCGTCCGGAGTGGACGGCGGGACAACCACGACAGGCGTGTCGTCGGGCCAACCCGTTGTCGGCACGGGGAAGTTGCCCGTGTACCGGGCCACCCCTTTGGTCCAACGCACATTGGACAGGTAACCGTTGAAGCGGTTTTCAGAGGCGTTGTCACTCTGTCCGATGACTAGTGCCAGGGACTGGTCGTCCATGCTGGTGACGCCAGTTTTGGTGGCCACCAATACCCCGTCCACAAAAGCGTACAGTGCCGAACCCGCCCGCACAAGCGAGTACAGGTGCCACTCGTTCACCGGGGGCGCTGCCCAGGTCATCTGGGTGTCACTCCATACCCCATTGATGTGGGCCCTCAGTCCGCTGCGCGTCCAGGCCCATCCCCGAGACGTACCTCCCGCCCTACGGGACATCAGGCTGCCGCCTCCGCCCGTCAGTTCGTAGGCCCATACGTCGATGGTCCAGTCGCCATCGTTAAGGTTGTGCCAAGCGTTGCTCGTGTACGCCAGCTGGAAACCCGCAGGCAGTCGCAGTGTGTTCGCGCCGAACAGCTGAACGTCGTCGGATACCGAGGCGGCGTAGCCTGCGATGGGCGTGCGATTGAACGAGCTGCTGTCTGTGATGACAGTGCTGCCATCCGCGCCAGCCCCTACGAGGCGCAACTGGACTTGTGCCCAGTTGGAGTCCCCCGGCGCTGTGCCGAGGGCCCCTCCCGCGTCTGACACGCTAGCACCCACCACACCGAACGCCGTGCAGTAGGCCGTCCCGAAGTAGTGCACACTGGGCAGGTTGATGCTGACCAGTCTGCCGAGCGTGGGGCTGCCTCGCTGCAGGCTGTGGAACTTGACCGTGATGAGGGTGGGTGTGGCACCGGCAAGGACTACCCCCTTGCTCGTCTTGAACGAGACCGAAGTGGGTGTGATGTTGGCGATGTGCTCTGCGCCCTTCTTGGCGTCAATCTCCGCGATGATCGCGTCTGACACCACAAGGCTCACGGTGGCGATCACTCGCATCCCGGGGGTGAACCCAGACACCCCGGAGTTGGCGAACGCCACCCCGTTCAAGGTCAATCCAACAGGCATAGTTTACCCCACGGTAAAGCCCTGCCGAAGTTTCTGCAGGACGAATTGAATCCCCAAGAGCATACCGACATAGTGCTCGGCTGCATTGGGCTGTGCCAGGGGCCCCGGAAGGGACTTCTCCAGGGCCTCATATTGTTGCGGGGAGAGTCTCACCACCTCCACGACTTTCTTGGGTTCACTCATAGGTGCTCCTTGGTCTACTATAGGGACCGTATCAAGAGAAGAAGAACTTGGACCGCAGAACCCCGGACAGGTCGAGAGTGCCTTTGGTGGGCTTACCTGGCACCAGGGGCGCTTGCCGGGCGATGTCTTCGATGGGGTCGTGGTTCTCGTACATGCTGACGAACTCCTCGCGGATGATGTGGTACAGCCGCTCGGCGTTGGCCGCGTGGGTGCCATAGTCGTCGTGGATCATGGCGAGGTCCTCGATACCCTCCGCCGCGCAGCGGGCCGCCACGAAGTGCAGGTGCGAGGCGTCCATGCTGTGGACGAAGTTCGGGGCGAAGCTCTGGGCGTGCCGGCGGATGTCCGGGTCGTCCGTCTCGCTGACAACCCGGATGCGGGCGGCGCCGTGGAGCAGCGTCCGGATGCGGTGAACCTGCAGCTCGAAGTACGCCTGCGAGGCAGGGAACCCGCTGGGTGTAGTCCAGGCCAGGAACGGGTCTGGGTTGGTCTTGGCCTGCTCCGCGAGCTGGTTGCCGACCTTCTTGAGCCAGTCCATGGCCTCCCGCGCCTTGACCACCACGTCGCCAATCGCGGCCCACACCGCTGTCATGACAACCTCGGAAGCCCGCGGCCAGTCCTTGCGCTCGAACTCAGGCGCCGCCCCTCCGGCGAGGTAGTCCGTGATGACGTACTTGGCCGCCGACCTGTAGGTCACGCCGTAGGGCGTCGTCATGACGGAGCGCTTGACCAACCCGCGCTCGATCCCGCGGGCCACCCACTTCTGCAGGAGGTCGGTGTGCTCGGTCTGCACAGCCGGCAGGCGCCGCTCGGCGGCCCGCGCAACCTCCATGTAGATGTCCTGCATGGTGGCGTTGTCGGTCAGGTTGGTGGCCCGCCCGCCGATCTCGTCCCGGAGCATGGCCGAGAAGTTCTGAAGCCCGTTGCAGGAGCCGTCCATGCTGATCGGGATGCGGGACAGGAAGCCCTCCGGGTCCTTGCGCCATGCGGAAAGCTCCAGCAGCCATGCCAGGAACTGCAGGGGCTTGTCGGCCTGCAGCCACTCGCGGTTACCCACGGGGTCCTGTGCCATGGCGAGCAGCTGAGGCATACGCTCCCGAACCCACTGCTCGCGCTCCTCCAAGGTGGCCTTGTCGTAGCCCCACTTGTTGGCGCCCTGGATCAGGAACCACTTGATCGCGGAGTCACTGTGCAGTGGCATGCCGCGGGAGAACTCCAGCAGGGCTTTCTGCAGGTCGCTGCCCTGCGGGCTCATGCCGTAGGTCATCGGGTACAGCCGGCCCCGGGAGTCCGCGAAGTAGACGAAGTGCAGGGCCGGGTAGTCATTGAACATAACGGCCTGCCGGGTAGCTGTGTAGAAGCGCCCGTACTTGCCGGTGTGCAGCTTGCGCGCCTCGTACCACTCGACCATGGCGGCCTTCCAGGTCTTCAGCTCGGCCTGCTGCTCGGGGCTCATGCCGTCCGGCCCCACGGCGTCCATCCACGCCGGCCGGGCGGGCTTTTCGGGGGCCGCGGGGGAGGTCACCTCGCCCGCGTAGAGGCCCCTGGAGGCGAGTTCTTGGACCACCTGGAGCACACCCCCATTGACGCGCCACGCCGTGGCTTGTAGGGCGTTTACGGCGGCCAGAAACTTGGGCGGGCTGTGCTTCAAGACCCACGGGCGCGCCGTGGCGCTGGCCTTAACCAGGGTGCGATGGATGCGGCGCATGTCCGGCGTGTGGAAGCCGCCGCCCACCATCGACTCCCAGGGCAGCGGCGGCTCGACGCATGGCCCGTAGCTGGGCATCGTCTCGGCCATGTACCCGCGGACCTCGTCCAGGATGCGAAGGGCGTCATCGGTGAGGTGCACGTCCCGGTACTCCCGCTTGTGCGTGTGCGGGTCGGACATGATGGGGCCCAGGTCGATCATGCCGATCTCGACCAGCATGTGGATCATGTACAACCCGACCTGATCGCGGCTGCCGATGGTCCACTCCCCGACCTCCAGGCCGGCCTTCTTGGCCTGCATCTTGAACACCGTCAGACGGTGGCGCTCATCTTGACTCATGCGACGAGAGAAGTCCCGAGCGAGCGTGTGGTAGAGGTCAGGCAGCTCGTCCTTGATCTGGGCCAGGACAAGCTCGCGGTGGATGGTTCTGCCGATGCTGTAGCCCAGCTGGCGATGATACTGAGGGCTGGCAAGGCAGGAGTTGAGGACGTGGCGCACGGTGAGGAATGCCACGGAGTCGATGTCGAGTTCCATGAGCAGCTTGGCGTGGGCCTTGTGTGGGCCTGCCTTCTCTGCCAGGATGTCCTCGCGGATGGCCGCGGACAGGGGCAGCACGTACTGACGGAAGACGCGCTGGGCGTAGGGGGCCGTGGCGGCGCGGCCCTTCTCCTCGGCAGTCTGGATCATCGCCAGGATGCGGTCCCGGCCCTGCTCGCGCATCTGCTGCTCGATCTGGACCTGGGTGAGTAGCGTCATCGGTTCTTGCACCTCTTGCGTTCGCGCGTCGCCCGGCGCTGGGTTGACTTGTGAAGCGAAGCCTGATCGACCTCGCCGTCCTTGACGAGCATGCCCAGGAGTGCGAGTACGTCGCCGGCCTCCTTGCGGAGTTCCCGGCGAGTCTTCGCGGAGCGGTGGAGGCGATGCTTCAGTGCCGCCACCACCAGCTCCCCTGCCTCCTCAGCCAGCTTGGTGAGGAGGTAGTCCGTCATGCGTCGGGCTCGGTCTTGTCGTACCTCACGCCCTTGAAGCGGGGCTCCCGGAGGGCGCCAGCATCCGTCAGGCCCATCGCCTCGACCTCCACGATCTGGCCCAGGATGCCCTTGCCGTCCGGCCAGTAGGCGACCCGGTCGGAGTCCGTGAAGCCCGTTCCCACCTTGGTCTGCACGCCACGGTACTCCACCGTGACCGAACCCAGACGGCCGGCGTGCTTGCCGAGGCCCTCCTCGATGCCGACCACGCGGAGGTCCAGGGTGAGGCTCGGCTTGACCTTGACGATCTCACCGTTCTTGGCGAGACCTCGGCGGTAACCGGCCCGCGGGTCGCGGAGGATCAGGCCATCGTAGCCGCCGCGCTTGACGTAGGCACGGGCGTCAGACATGATCGTGCGCTCAGCGTCTCGGCTGATCACGGCGGGCTGCACCACCCGCACGGTCGGAGTACCGTAGGCCCCGAAGGTAGCGTACAGGTCCTCGTAGCGGTCGTAGTAGCTGCGGCTGGTCTCGGCCGCCATACCGTCCTCCGCCATGGGCAACAGGTCGTTCGCCATGAAGACCAGATGCGGCGCGGGCTTGCGTCGGCGGAAGTCACCTGAGATCGTGCGCTGAGGCAGCTCGGGGTGCCACACCTCCCCCAGGACCACCGCCCCGTGCCAGCCGGTGCCTCGCACCCGCATGAGGCGGGACCACAGGACCTGAATGATGTGCTGGCATTGGAGCGTGTAGTCCTCCCCGGTGCGACTCAGCAGGCGACTCAGCATCAGCTCCTCGTGGATGCAGGCCATGCCGAAGACCCCATCGTACTTGGGCTGGGCATCCCACCCTGCCTTGAACAGGGCGTCCTCGTCCTTGTACTGCTTTCGGAGGGCAGCCGAGGTCTTGTCGAACTCGACCGCCTTCAGGATCAGCTCACCGGCCATGCTTGAAGCTCCAGTGGGTGGCGTTCAGCTTGAGGCAGGCATCGCACACCTCGCGCATCTGGGAGTGGAGCATGTTGGGCTTCAGCTTCTCCACCAGCAGGGCGTACAGATCCGCCTTGCGCTCGTCGCTGAAGTCCCGCTCCGTGAGGTACTTGTCGATGACCGTGTGGATGCCGTCCTCGAAGTCCGCACCGGCGACCCGCAGGCCCTCGGCGTGGATGAGGAGGGACAGGGTCAGCGCCTGGGGGTGTTCACCGCTTCGCATTGGCCTCCTCGATCAGCGCCAGTTCCAGTCGGGCCAGGGCGTTCCAGGCGGCGTGGGCAGCGTGCTTCAGCTTGCTGTCCGGGTCGTTTGTCTCACCCTCGGCCTCCTTGAGGAGGTGTCGGAACATGGCGTCCGTGTAGCGGGCCTGCCCGTTGGGCACCGTCACCCAGCCGTTGTCGGTGTACTTGTTGGCCCCGAAGGTGCCGACCTTGCCGACCTCCTGCAGGGCACGGGTGAAGCCGCCGATCACGAGGCCCAGGCGGTTCTTGCCAGCGTCCAGCTTGGCGCCGGGGGAGTGGGCGGCGCGCCCAGTGGGGTCCAGTTCTTGCGTCACGGTCTCGTCCTTGATGTAGATGGTGCGCGCTTCCAAGCAACTCTCCGCCCAGTGGCTGCGAACACACTCTTTGGCCAGAGCCTCGTCGGTGCGAACCACGCATCCGAGACATGACCGCGGAGCCTCCTCGGGCACTGCCCGCAGCTTGATGCCGTTGACAAGCATCAGTTCACCAGCAGCAGCTTGCGCCGCTCCGTGCTCGTGGTGGTGTAGCGACCGCGCGACCACCCGCCGCAGCCGCCGCAGAGGAAGCGCGGGTAGGTGTTGACCTGGGTGTGCCACTCGCCCTCGCGGTGGATGTCACTGCTTCCGCACTTCGGGCACTGGGTCACCTCACCCGCCGCGTTGTAGACCGCGAGGTTGGGGTGACCAACGATCCAGGGGCGCAGGCGCAGGTACAGCTCCTCGGTGGAGACCACGTCCGGGATGTTGTACCGCTTCATTTCCGCCCAGGCCGCCGGGTTGTCCGCGAGGCACTGGACCCACAGCTCGAAGCCGGGGAACTTGCCGTGCTTGGACTTCTCGGTCTTGGTCAGGTGCTTCGACAACCACTCCAGGCGGTTCGACGTGAACATCGCCACCTTCTGCGCCTCGACCTTGGTGTCCACCACCTTGATGGGCGAGTACGGGGTGAAGCCGTGCTGGATCAGGCGGGCGTTGATCTTGCGCACGTCGAAGCGCTTGCCGTTCTGGGCCACCACGATGTCCGCCTCGTGGAGTTCCTGCCAGAGGGCTTCGAGGAGGTGGTAGTCGTCGCGGACCTTGGACGTGCCCCGACCGCCGGCGTCCATGTAGCGGACTCGCTTGCGGCCCAGGTCCTTGGCTGCGAACGACAGGATCGACCACTCGGTCTTGATCTGTGGCACGCCCACGTTGACGTTCCACAGGCCCCAGGTGTAGGACTCCAGGGGGCTGGTCTCGATGTCGAGGGTCTTGATCTTGGGTTGGGTCACTTGACGAGCACCTCGCTGAAGTTGTTTTCGATGCACACATCCAGGCCGTGCAACGTGACCCGGATGCTGGTCAAGTTGAGCTTACGCAAGATGTCCTCGGCAAGGTATCTGACGTACAGCCGCTGATGGACTGTCTCCATGTCCGGGTCCGGGATGCACACTCTCTTTCCGGGTTGCTTGTAGCTTTCCCCGAGGGCCAGCAGAATGGCCCCAGTCGTCTTGCCGACAGCACGCTCGGTGCAGGATGAGATCGGCTGACCCTCCTGGAGGGCCTGCGCCATCACGCTCCGGTTGACTCGAATCATTCGTTCTCCTTGGCAGTCGCCCGTCGCTTGCGCGCCTTGGCGTTACGGGCGATGCGCTTCTCATCGGCCGTCTTGTGGGTGGGGTAGATCAGGGCAGGGTACGCCTCCTTGCGGGAGAGGTAGTACACCACCCCGGCCAGCATCTTGGAGAGGTCGGTGTCCTTGCTCAGACCAGCGATGCGTCGGTGGTTCTCGATCTTCCCCAGCATCGAGTTGACCCCGCGGTGCAGCACGCCGCGGACCTGCCCGGTCGTGTGGCAGTGGTCGAGTACCGCTTCGCCGGACGAGATCGGCATACCGGACAGCTTGCAGCGACCGCCCTGGGCCAGCAATAGCTGCTCCCGGACGACCGCCACCTCGCTGTACTTCAGCTTTCGGGGCACGGTGGACATACGGTCACTCCGATGTTGAGCTTGTCTGCTTCCTCGACCCGGCGAGCGATCTCCTGGAAGGCTGGATCGAGGGCCCACCCGTCGAGAGGGTGCCCTGGGCGGAACACATCCATCCACGAGGAGTACGCATCGCGGCGCATCCACAGGAGCACGGCCTGCTCTGCGAGGTGCTCGCCGGCCTTGTCGTCGTAGGTGTTGCGGTACAGGCCGAGGACAGTGGCCCGCGCCTCGAACTCGTCCTTGCAGTCCGCCAGGAACTTCTCGGCCGTCTTGGGGCCCACGGGCTTGAACGCGCCCTTCGCGTCGAAGAAGCCAGGCAGGCCCGGCACGTTGTCGGCAGTGTCGCCCTGGAGCATCTGCAGCCAGAACCACTTGCGGCCGAACACCTTGCCGTGGGCGTTGATCTCCCAGGCGTCCTCGGGCACCCAGACGTAGTTGAGGTCGCGCCACGACAGGTGATGCCCAGGCACCATCTGCATGTCCTTGTCCTCGGTCAGGATGACCACGTTGTCCCAGCCCAGGGACTTTCCAGCGCGGCCGAACAGGTCGTCAGCCTCGGCGGTGTACGTGCGGACGATGGGGTAGGGCAGCTTGCTGTTCTCCAGCAGGTTGCGCAGGTAAGCCCAGTTCTTGGGGCGCCTGCCGCTGCTGCGCTGGCCCTGGTAAGCCTTCACCGTGGCAACCGCGAAGCGGTGGCCCTTGTGGCTACCCGGCATGGTGAGGAGGATACACGCCCGCTCGCAGCGCCCCGCTCGCATCGCCGCCTCGATCTTCGTGAGGACGTTGATGCGAGCCTGCCCGGGGTCCGTGTCGTCGCTACCGGCACAGGAGTAGGCCAGCCCGTCGCCGTCCACCAGCAGCATCCGCCCGGGGATGGGCGGAAGGCTGGCGTTGGCAAGCTGGCTCGACTCCTCCACCTTACGGATGGAGTCGGCGAGGTCCATCAGAAGGGGATGTCGTCCATGCAGTCCAGGGCGTCCGGCTTGCGGCCCGCCATGCGCTGCTGCGGCGGGGTGCCGGCAGGCTGGCTGAGGCGCTCCGGGGTCTCCGGGCTCAGGTCGATGTTCAGCGGCTGCGCGCCGCTCACGAGCTGGGCCGGGGAGCCCGCGAAGTTCAGGGCGGACCTGATCTCGTTCTGGTAGCGGTTCTTCGAGCGCGCCGGGGAGGTGACGTTGCCCTGGGCGTCCTTGCGGGCGGGCCACTCACCGTCGATGAAGATGCTGTCCCACATGGCCTTGTCGGCCACGCTCCAGACGAAGCACTTGAGCGGCGTCTTGGCCGGTGCCACCTGCAGCGGCTTGATCTCGCCCGTCTCGGGGTCGTCGTACAGCGGCGGCATGATGGTGAAGGAGCCCGCGGCCTTGTCGTACAGCTCGACGTAGACCACGTCCTTGCCCTGACGCTTGCCGGGCTTGTGGATGATGGTGCCCTTGTAGGGGCGGCCCAGCAGGCCCACGAAGTGCTTGGCGGTTCCCTCGTGGTTCATGCGGTTGAACAGCTTGAAGTAGTGCGCCTTCTCGCTCTGGCTGATGCTGAGGTCGAAGGTGATGAGGTGCGGGACCTCGGTGCCGTCCTGCAGCTTGATCGGCGGATGCTTCGGGCCGCTCACCTCGAAGGTGAGGTAGGCGCGGTTCACCTTCTTGGGCTTGCCCTGGTACTCGTCCATGTGCTCGCCGGTCTCGATGTAGCCGACGAAGCGCAGGCGGCACGGGCCGGCCGCGGCAACCTCGCGCTCGAAGTCACCGCCGGCCTTGGCCTGCGAAAGGTCGACGCCCTTGGCGCCCAGGTCTGCGTCCAGCTTGCTGAAATCGAAGGTCATGTGTTCTCCTTAGTGAACAAAGCTCGGGGTATAACCACCCATCTGCAGGCGGCGAATGTCGAGACGAAGCTCCGCCGCGCGGTCCCGGACTCCGGGGATGGGTTCTTCTTCCATCATCGAGCGGCCCCAGGTGGTGTCGCTCGGCACAGGAACAGGGATGGGCCAGTCGAAGCGCCACTCCATGTAGTCAGAGGCGGCTTCCATGCTGGCGTGCAGCAGGGCGGCGGCCTCGAAGGCAACCTCCGCAGCGGCGTCGGCGTACTGGGCGTCGTGCACTTGGTTGACCAGGAGTGCGCGGTGGTCGAAGTTCTTGCGGCGGTAGAACTCGCGGGTTGCGATGTAGTCTGCCGCCTTGGCCCACTCTCCACCCTCCCCCTGGACCACGTAGTTCTTGATCTCGGTCGGGCTGAAGTTCTGGAACTCGCCGCGCTTGACGGCGAACTCCGGGGCAGGGTGCTCGGTGTACAGGTACAGCTTGTTGTCGGGGGTACGGTACACGCCTTCCCCGATGTGGCACATGACGCCCCGGACCTCGGGGTGCGGGATGACCCGCCCGATGGGCTTGCGGGTAGCCTTCAGGGTCGCGGCCAGCTTCTCGTAGAACTGCCCGATCTCCGGGTACATCAGGTCCTCGGCCTCGATCAGGGCGGTCACGTCCTCGATGGGCATGCCGGTGGAGGCTGCGATCTTGGCAGCGCCTGCCCCGTAGGCACGCTGGAAGCTGAAGACCTTGGCACCGGTGCGCTTGTAGTCCCACTCCTTCTCGGGCGGCACCTTCGTACCGTCCTCCAGGGTGTAGCCCTTGCAGAGCTTGAAGCACTCCTCGTAGCTGATCCCCTCCTTGGTGGCCAGCCGCTTGACGTGCATGTCGAGACCCGCCAGAAGGTCGTCGATGAGCTGCTTGCATCCCGTCAGGATGGCCTGGATGTAGACCTCCAGGGCGGTGAAGTCCGACTGGATGATCTTACCGTCAGGCCCGAAGCGCGACACGAAGACCGACTTGACCTTCGAGTTGTTGCCCTTCGGGACGTTCTGCAGGTTGGGGTCGCTGGAGCTGAAACGTCCCGTGACCGTGGAGGTCTGGTTGATCTTGTGGTGGATGATGCCGTCCGGGCCCACCAGGGACAGCATGCCCTTCTGTCGCCCCTGCGCGTCGGTGGCGATGTAGTAGGTTCCCAGGTCCTTGGACAGCTTGGTCAGCCGGGCGAGGTCCTTCAGGAACGGCACATTGTGCAGGACGCCCAGCTCCTCGATCACCTCGTCGGTGACAGAGTACACCCCGGGCTCGCTCGTGGCCCACTTCTTCTGCGGCGGCGCGAACCCCTCGAACGTGAAGTAGTCCTCACCCATCCGGGACTTGGGCTTGTCGTAGTCCGCGACGGTCACGTTCTTGGTCTTGTACGTACCCGCGTTCTTGCCTGTGGCGAACTTGGCGTAGCGGGCGTCCCCTCCCTCGATGTACCCATTCGGCGGGGTAGGGGTGGTAGTGCCGTCGGTGAGGACGTAGTGCTTCTCGGTCTTGTTGGCGTAGGCCCGGAACGAGAAGAAGTCCTCTTGGCTGGCGAAGTCCTCGGGGAACAGGTACTCTCCCGCCGGGGTGCTGCCGTAGTCCCGTCCCAGCAGGTACTCCCGCTTGGGGTACTTGATCCGGCCGCCGAAGATCAGCGCCGACTTGTGGTAGCGTGAGCCCCAGTTGAAGTCGAACGGGAGGTTGTCCGGCAGGTAGGTCGCCAGCTTGGCGGTGAGCCCCGTGATCTCCTCCCGGAGTTCGGCGGCTTGCTCGTGGCCCATGGCGGTGTCCACGAACATGCCGTTGCGCTCCTTCTCCGTGGTGGAGATCAGCGCACCCATGTTGAGCATGATCGAGTTGACCTGATCGGCCTCCCGGGCGCGCTGGAGCTGCCCCAGGAAGACAACCTCGGTGTTCTCGATGTCGCCCTTGGCGAAGTGCCCGTTCTCGTCGGGGCCGCCGCACAGGTAGCGCGTCAGCAGCGCGGGTTCGATGTCGTTGGTCTGGACACCGGCGGCCCAGAGTACCTTGACCTCGTCCACCTTGGTCTCGCCACCGTAGCGCACCGACACCTCGTCCAGGCTCAGCATGTGGTCACGCTGACTCATGCCGTTGAGCAGGTACTCCGCAAGCTGACAGTCCCAGACCATGCCGCCGCGGGAGACGAAGCTCATCCAGGCTTCGAGGTTCTCCCTGTCGGCGTAGATGGCGTGCAACAGGTCGAACTTGATGTTGAAGCCGACCAGCAGGGTGATGCCCTGGAGCAGCTTCACGAACCATCCCTGCGGCGGGCGCTCATTGCCGAAACGCTCCTCGGTCACGGAGGTCTCGTCGTAGCGCTTCCAGGCATGGGTCACCACCCAGTTCCGCGTGTCGAACGGGCTGGCCTTGCGCTTCATCAGCTCGTAGGTGGTGGTCTCCACGTCCCAGACGCGGTACTTGGGTAGTGCGTGGGTCATCAGTCCTCCATGTCTTCTCTGGTGGGGGAGCTTCCGATCAGCTCGTAGTAGCGAGCCATGAAGTATTCCGCTGCACCCTGGCCGTAGAGTCCCGGGTGTCGGCGCCGAGCGTCTCGCTTCTTGCCCCAGTACGCCTTGGTCCAGTATTCAGCCTCGAAGGGGAAGCCCATGGGGTGCTGGTACTTCTCCTGGTGGGTGAAGAACATGACCTCGATGCGAAGCTGCCGGGCGTCAGCTTCGTGCACAGACTTGGCGGCTAGCTCCCAAAGCTCCTGGGGAACCCCGTTCTGCTCCAGGGCGCACAGTCGAGCCTCCTCGGCCAGCCGCAGGTACTTCGCGCCCACCAGCTTCTTGGCCGGGCTGCTGATGTCCCCGTAGTAGGCCTCCTCGGCGTCGTGCAGCAGTGCCGCTAGCGCGTACTGCGGGGGCACGATGTTGCTCACCCGCACGCTGTGGTAGGCCACACTCACCGGCACCTCCGCAGCGCCGGTGAACCGGGCGATGTGTGCGAGGTGCCACGCGATCTCCTCGATGGGGTACTCCTGCCGGCGCGGCTTGGCGAGGTCGAAGTACCGGCCCAGGCAAGTCTTGATGACGGTCATGGAATCTCCCAACCCTGGTAGGTGCCGCCGAGGACTGACGCGATCTTCTCGCCTACCTCCTCGATCTGACTGTGGTCGTGGTGTTTATGTTCCCACTGGCCCGGAAAGTGTACCCACACCCCGTTGCCCATGTAGATGCGGAACCGGATGTCGCTCATCGGATGAGCTCACACAGGGGTTGCACAACGACCTCCTTGGTGCCCACCATTTCCGCGGTGATGAGGTCCTGGGCAGCGATGTCCCGCCAGTTGCCTGCCGCGCCCAGTGCAGGCCCGTAGCACGGCTGCACACCACCCCCGCCAAAGGTCGGGTACGGGAACGGCTCACCACGAGGCTGATCCTGCAGCGCCTGGATGATGTCCTCCAGGTCGCGGTGCACGCCGGTGACGAACTTGTACATCACGTCCCAGCGGATGCTGCCCGACACCTCGTCCAGCAGGATGTAGACCGGCTTGCCCCGGCCCACCATGTAGCCCGCCTCCAGGTGCGCCGAGCGGCCCGCCGGGAGCACCAGGACGGCCGCGTCTGCGGTGTCCAGGTGGAGCTTGTCGAAGTTGAAGACGTGGGTGGCAGCGTAGCCCTTGAGGGCTTCCTCGTAGGAGTGGCCGCGGGCCTCCTCGTACTCCTTCCACTTGTCGTCCGCCTCGGGGCCGGCTGCCAGCCAGTCATCGAAGACCTCGACACCCAGGCGCTGGCGCAGGGTCTCGGCCACGTTGGCGATCTTGGGGTTCCGCAGGGAACCGATGACGTATACCTTGTTGATGCTCACTTGCTCTCCTTCGCCCACAGGCGAATGACCTCGTCAAGGCTGTGCAGGACCAGCCCCTCGGGGAGGACTTCCTGCGGTGTTGTGATGTAGACCTCGGTGCAGATGCGGAGTGGGTCGTCCACTACCTCAACCTTACCAGTGTGGCGCTTGCCGTTGATGTAGACGGCCGGCGCAGTGCGGTAGAACCTCGTCGGCAAGCTCATCACGGTGTCTTCCCTCCCCGCAGGCACACCCACACCGTCACCATCGGGATCAGGTTGATGCACCAGCGGCGGTTGCGCGGGCTGTAGTGTGCGCCCAGCCAGAGGGCGCCCGGCTGGAACTTGAGGCCCCACTTACTGCCCATAGGACACCTCCACGTAGCGGCCGCGGTCCCCGTCGAGGATCACTTCCTTCGTCGGGGACATGGGCTTGCCGGTGCGGACCTTCTTGTTCTTGGTCACGCCCATGTAGCGACTGCGGACCAGCCCCGGGTCGTTGACCGCGCCGATGGTGATGATGACATCGGCCGCCCCCTGCTTGCCTGTCTTGGAGTCCTTCAGCATGGGCAGAGTCGGGTACTGCAGGCCGTCGCCGTCCGCGCTGATCTGCGAGGTGGCGAGTACGGCCGTGTCGTACTTGACGCCCATCAGGCGTGCCCACTGGTACATCGCCTCCAGGAGCTGATCGGTACGCTCCCCGCCGTTGGTTGTGCCGCCGCCGAACTTGATGTTGTCGATCATGTCGAACACCACCGCGGCCGGCCGGTGGGTGGCGATCAGGTCCTCGACCTCGTGGTTCCAGAACCCGTGGATGTCCATGACCCGCAGCACACCGGGGCGCCCACCGAGGGCCTGCGCGTACTTCTGCCGCACCATGGTCTTGTAGTGGGCGAAGTCCGGGTCCGCCGGGGTGTTGCTCAGCTTGACGAGGTCCTCCACGGTGGCGTTGAGCGCCGCCTGGAAGTTACGCAGCACGATGCGATTGCCCGGCCCTTCGTTGTTGAACCACAGGATGCTGCGGTTCTCCCCTGGGTACAGGCCGTCGACCTGGGCCGCCATGTGGGTGAGCTGGTCCGCCATGAACGTGGTCTTGCCCTTGTCCGGGCGAGCGGCGACCACGACGAAGTCCCCGGGTCGCAGCGGCTTGATGTGCTCGTTCAGGCAGTTCATCCGCCAGTGCAGGCCGGTGTCGTCCTCCTCGGCCTTGAGGAGGTCCTCGATGGGGTCGAGCACCTGGGGGTTCTTGACCTTGCGGTCGAGCCGCGCCTCGTAGCTCTCGATCAGCTCACGGAAGCGCAGGTACAGGTCGATCTCGGCGCCCTCGTTCCACTGCTGCAGGAACTCGGCGGTCTCGGCGGCCACCTCGGCCGCGATGAGGCGCTCCATGAGCCCTGCCTCGACACCCGGGGTCTCGTCCTGCTGGGCCTGCTCCATCACGTCCTCGATGATGGAGTACCCCTCGGCGGTCATCTTGGGGTTGACCATGCGGAACCACAGCATGAACGGGGCGTGCTCGATCTTCTGCACGTCGCCCATTTCGCGGAAGTACCTGCCGAAGTAGCGCAGCAGGGACCTGGTATGCGGGTCGAGCGCCTTCTCCGGGACACCACGGATCAGCTTTTCGTACTTGTCCCTGTGCTTGAGGATGCGCAGGGTGGTGATGTCAATGCTCACTTGGCAGGCTCCAGGCCGGCCCATCGAATCCAGTCGAGGTCCGTCCAAAGGTTGTGGGGAACGGGCGGCACCGGGAACCGTGCCACCTTCCAGCGGGGGCACTGGCTGAGGGTGTGGTCACCCTTGCAGAGCGGGCACATGCAGAGTCTCCTTGATGTAGTCCAGGCTGTGTAGCTTCGGGTCATGCTGGCTGCGGATGATCCGCACCTCGACCCCGCGCGCACGTAGCGGGCGGATGTACCGGGCCACCGCGGCTTCGCCGCCGCGGTCGGGGTCCAGCCACAGGTTGCACCTGCGCCCGCGCGACAAGATCGTGGAGATCATGTGCGGGCTTATGTGGGTGCCGAGAATAGCCCAGCCTTCGGCAACCTTGCCGATCTTGATGGCGCTGAGCATGTCCTCGACCAGCGTTGGAACGACGAAAGAGCCCCAGGAGGCAAGCAGGTCGGGCGGCTTGAATCCTGGGGCTAGGTACTTGGGCTGACGCCCAGGTTGCACTGCGCGGGCCTGCCAGAAGCGCCCGCACGGGGTTGGTATGATGACCCGGTCTAGGTCTTCGTTGTACGTGATCCCGACTCGGCCGACGTCTTGTCGCCCGAGACCTGCACGGTAGACCCAGGCCGCAGCGTACTGGGGCCACGTTGAGGGATCACCGGAACCGGCAGGTACTGAGGCTGCCACTCGCACTGCGGACTCGGCGGCGCGTAGCCCGGCCAGTCGTGCCAGCCGAACGGCGAGTGGTTCTTCAACCTCGAATCCATCTGATGAGTCACATCGGAAGCAAAAGGCACGGTATCGTGCTCCTTCTCTTGAGACCTTGAGGACCCGGCCGGGCCCGCAGTCGTGCTCGACGCGGACTGAGTGCCCGTCCGGGAGCCCCTCGGTATGTTGTACCCAGGACTCCCGGACTAGGCGGGTCATAGCGTACTGACGCTGTGCACAGAGGTCCAGGGGTAGTAGGAGAGTCGGCTACCAGACCACAAAGATCCCCTCCTTCTCCCAGGCAAGCAGCTCGACGGTGTGCTTATTCGTCACGTCCAGGCACAGGTCCAGGAAAACTCCCGGGACGAAGGTTTCTTTCGCCCTTGCCATCAGTCAGCCTCAGGCAGGAAACGCTCGGCGGTGTAGGTGGAGGCCACCAGCTGAGCCCCCTCGGGCCACTCCACCCAGGACTCGAACAGGTCGAGGTCGGCTTCGTGTATGTACCAGGAGTTCAGGCATCCTTCGGCACTGAGGACCATGTAGGTCTGCTCATCCTGGAGCGTGACATGGAGGTCGCGGCCACTCAGCCGAGCCTCCATGATGCCGCCAATGGTTGTCCAGGGCGGGAGCCGAGGGCCGTCCGGCTTCAGCCGGGCACGGAAGACCGTCTTCATCACAGAGCGCGCACGAAGCATTCGCCCCAGGGCCCGCTCCGCCCATGGTGGGCCTGCGGGCGGTAGGGGCCCGCCGGGTCCTGCTGCGCCGTGTAGCCCGTCCAGGGAGCCAACAGGGCACCGGTGAACGGGCACTTGGTGCGCTCGCGGTGCTTGACCATCAGGGCCTCACGCTTCGCGTGGGTCGCCGGCAGCTTGCCGGGATGCTCCCGGAAGATGCTGCCCACGATGCTTGCTGCTGCCTTGTTGGAGCGGGCGCGGCGGCCCATCACGATGGCACCCAGGCGCCACGCCTTCTGCTTGTTTCGCATGTCGTTCCTTCATCAGGGCCCGGAGGTCCGCCGCTGCGCGGTCAGCCTCCGGGTAGTGGTGGTAGTACGCTCTCCCGTTGAACGGGTTGCGGTTCACAGCGTGGAGGATTCCTCGGGCGGGTTCAGCTCGTTCTCCAGGATGGAGACCCAGGCGGGCACCTCGGGAGATTCCGCCAAGAAGCTCTGGCGGACCAGCGCCTTGCTGTGGGCGTCCCACACGGCGTCCAGGGTCTCCTCCTTCAAGTCCAGGAGGCGATCCTCGGCGCGGCGCAGGGCCTCCCGGAGGGTGGCCACGGCGATCTTTTCCTGCTCCAGCTTGTTGGCGATGACCTGGGCCTCGGCCTTGAAGGCCACTTCGGCTGCCTTGTCGAGGCGGCCCTGGGCGGAGCCGGCCGCCCGGTTGACGGCGCCTTGCAGGGACATCAGGGCCTGCACGATGGCGTTGAGCAGGGCGGCGGGGAAGGTCTTGGTGACGATCATGGTGGGTCCTTTCACAGGTAGCCGAGGGAATTGAACTTGTCCACACCCTGCTTGAGCAGGGGGAAACGGTCGACGTGCTTGAAGGTGGCGAAGCAGAACGCCACCCACTGGCCGTTGCGGAAGCGCAGCTCGAAGCGGCCACACTTGGACTTGATGCTCTTGACCATGGTAGGTACTCGATGGCAGTGCGAAAGTGCACTCGGAGGGGCCCCGCAGGGCCCTACCGGCTACACTAGGCAGCAGTCACGCTGTGGTCAGGCCACGCTGACGATCTGGCTCGGGAACAGGCCGATGATCTCGGTGTCCACGCCGCTGCCCACCTGGGCCTTGACGACCGTGCCGCCCTTGTCGGCGCGCTTGGCGCCCAGGAAGATGCCCTCCAGGGTGCGCTTCTTGTCGTCCTTGCCCACCGTGAAGGTCAGCTTGGTCACGCCGGGCACGAAGGCGTCCACGTTGACCTCGCGGCCCTGCTTCTCGACCAGCTCGGCGCGCTTCTCGTTCAGGGCGGCGATCTTGGCGTCGATGGCGGCGATCTGCTTGGCAATGCTCATGTAGTGCTCTCCAGTTCAGGTTGATGAATCCGAGGCTTCCCCCCCCCGGGGTGCTAACAGCACCCGCAAGGGCCCGTAGGGCCCAAGCGGCTGGCGTCAGCGGATGCGACCTCCGATCAGGTCTTCGACGGCACGCAGCAGGCGGTAATTGTCCTGCGGGCTGTTGGGCACGGGGAGCCCCACCGCGTCGGCCACTGCCTTCAGGCGGGAGCCGTGGGTGGCGAACTGCATGGGCGCCCAGGTGCGGATGGCTTCTTCCTTCGCCGCGGCCGTGTGAAGGGTGTCGGACTTCGGCACCGGCCGCACACGCTCCTCGGGCACCCACACGAGTTCGTAGGTGGCCGAATCCAAGCCCTTCAGCACTCGGGAGGCGAAGTCGATGGCGCCACCCGCGGAGTTCCAGACCCGCGGGTAGTTCCCAGCGAAGCCCGCCCAGCCGGCGTAGAGGCCCGTGTGGCAGTTCAGGACGTACCACGCATTGCCGATGAGTACCGGCGTCAGCGGGTAAAGCCCGCCCACAGACTCAGGACGAAGTCCCATGTATCACCTCCAGTTGATGAAGAAAGCCTCGTTGAACGGGAGCCACTGCTCCGGCCGCGGCCCGAAAAGGGCACCGACGCCGAATGGCGTGCCCTCAGCCTTGACTGCGATGCAGTCTTGCGAGGTGTGCTCGCAGATGTCGAAGCACAGGCGTGCCACTTGGATGCCCGTGTGGTTCTCCAAGCGGGCCACCAGCGTGGGCTCTGCCGGGCCGCTCTCGGACTTGGGCTCCAGGAACATGCCAACAGGCACGTAGGGCGAGGCCCGTAGCAGGATTCGCGCGGCGATGCCCATGTTGAGCTGCCAGGACACCGCGGTGGGACCGGCGAGCCCGATGTTGAGGATCACTGCCCCCATCGGTTCTGCTGCTGCCGGTGCTTGCGGCAGTAGTCCATGAGGACCCGGTGCAGATGCGCCGGCGGGCTCACGCCCTGCTCGACGCAGCGGACGGCCATGCGGCCGGCGTCGATGACGCTGGGCGACGCCCCGGACTGCTCCAGGGCTTCGAGGTCCAGCCGAGCCTGGGCCACCGCCGAGAAGGCGCGGGCCAGGATGGCAGACTGCGGGCGGCCCGTGAGGGCTTGGGTGTGCATGGATACCTCCATGTGGTTGCAGGCCAAAACGCACAGATGCACGCTTTGGACTGCACCCGCGAGGGTGCATGGTGAGGTCAGAACAGCGGGCGCTTGTGAGCGGGCGTCTTCCACTGGGCCTCGCGGGACTTCGGCAGCGGGGTCGTGATGCCGTGGCCCTCGTAGGAGCCGGCGCAGGGGTCGGTCAGGACCCATTCCTTGCGGCGGGAACTCCACATCCAGTTGCCGCCGTGGGCATCACAGGCATCATGCCCGAAGTCGATGCGGCGCAGCACACCATCAGCGGACGGCCTACTGATCGCCATTGCCTCGATCATCTGAGGCGTCTGCGGCCAAGTGTTGTCAGCTCGCGTCCTGGTGAACTGCAATCGCTCCATGATGGCCGCGTACATGCGCTGGCCCACAGAGCGGATGCCGAACACCCTCGGGGTGTTGGCGGGGAAGTGTCCCGCCGCCGTGAAGTCCGCACACAGCTCAAGGTACTCACGGGTCCGGTCGTTGTATCCGACCTTCAGCACCAGCTCGCTGTTGAGCCAGAAGACGTAGGAGTACAGGCCACCGCCCAGGTACTGCGGGTGGCGGGTTGAGTTGAAGTCTGCACGCAGGGCCCGCAGCTTGGCGGGGCTATTGAAGCACTCGACAGTAAGCACGGATCACCTCCGTTGTTGCACACGGCAGAAGGGGCGGATTATGACACCATGCAACGGGTGAGCCTGACGCTCGGCAGCCCTGAAGGGCCCGCAGTCTTCTCACCGGCCATGTCCTATGTCGCATCCCGCGAGGCGAAGCCTATTGCCCGCCCCTTCTGCCGTGTACCCAGGTCTGCAGCCCTGGACGGCCCCCGCGTTTATCAGCCGGCGGGGGCAGGCTCTGCGATACTGCGCAGTACAGGCACGCTCCAGTGCACGGCCCTTCCGGGATTGTGGCGTCCGCTAGAGCGTCGCAATGACGGTAGCATCTGCACACTCACAGGGCGGACAGCCCTGTAGTCACGGCAACAGCCCGCTCACGCGCCGAAGCACAGCGGGTCTTGGTCGATCAGCACGCCGGGTTAACCTACCGGCCGCGGAGGGCACGTCCTTGGGGCGGGCACATGGACGCATCCCAAGCCCATTCATCTACGCATGGCGCTTGGGCTCCTTTGCCCAGTAGATGCTCCCACCCAGGCGCCCCAGGCGGAAGAACCATAGGCCCCCGACCTTCTGGTGGTGACGCGGGCGCTGCGTCACCCAGGAAGCGAGGACCAGGAGATACTCGGCCCAGCTCACGGCTTGATCCGGGAGTAGACCTGGGCCGCGAAGATCAGCGGCCACAGGGCGAGGATGAGAAGGGCCACCAGCAGGTTGCCGAAGAACTCGGCGGGCTTGTCGCGGTGGCGCATGTAGGACAGGAAGTCGTCGGCGTACATCGCACCGATGACCACGTACAGGATCACGAGGCCGGCTTCCACAGGCTTCTCCATGTTGCAGTGCAAGGCGCACTCCCATCCGCACCTTGCGATGCGGCAGGGGCTACGCCAGCTAGCACGGTACACGGCCCCACTGGGCGCTGGCCGTGTCCTTGTCGTGCAGGGGGCCCGCCATCATAGTTGGGCACCATTCTTCGGACTGCACTCCCAGGCCCTCCGTAGAGGGCTAGGGGCTGCACTCCAGGGCCTTGCGGCCCGGGCTTACATCGGGGCGTCTTCGAGGCCCTCCAGGGCGTGGCACTCGGCGGGCACCGGGGCGGCGTCCGTGGCGGCGTCCGTCGGGGTCTCCGTGGCCTGCGGCGGGTCGCTGAACAGCTTGGAGACCAGATGGGCCATGGTGCGGCCCTTCAGCACCTGCTTGGACCAGCCCTTGGCCGGGTCCTTGGGCTTGCGCTCCAGGATCAGCTCGGCCAGCATCGCCACGCGGGCCTTGGTCCACACGATGTGGCCGGCCTCGTTGGGCTGCGGCTGGGTGGCCTTGATCTGCGCCGGGGTGGCACCGAACCCCATGATCTCGACGGCGGCACGGTAGTTGCCGTTGCGGGCCTTGGCGTAGGCGGCAGCGAAGCCCACCTCGGCCAGCAGCGTCTGGGCGGCCACACCACCCTTGACCATCAGGGTCTCGGCGGCCACCATGCGGGTCTTGGCACCCACCTTGATGGCGTATTCGGTGTTCACGTTCACCACGAGGGCCGTGGTCTTGTTCTCGGACATGATGTTGCACTCCAGTGTCCTGCGACAGTGCAGGGCTCAGGGCACACTAGCAGAGCACACGCCACCGGCACAACCGACTGGATGCGATGAGGCAAGGTGTCAGCGGAGGCGCGGCGGGCTGCTGTGATACTAGCATACCCTGAGCCCTAGACTGTCACTCTAGGGGATAACCACAATTGGGTGTTACTGTAGCATAGCCGCCGGATTGTGGATCAATCACCGGACACTAAGCCCCTATGGTTCGCACTCGCCGGGCCTTTCCATAGTTCAGGCACCGGGTCTAAGCGGTCTTCGGCACTTTCGCACCTAGGGGTAGGCCCTTACGCCATCCTGGAGCAGTCTGCCCACGTCGGGAACCATCGGGTGTGACCCCGGGAACCATCGGCGTGAACCGACCTACAGCCAAGCAAGCCAGGATGCTTGTCTCAGCGTGGCGACTATCTTAGCACAATCGGCCGGGCTTGTCAACCCCCGGTCAACCCGCCGGCCACTGCCCGAAGGCCTTATCCAGCGTTGGCGACTATCTTACCACAAAGCCTAGCCCCTGTCAACCCCCTGCCGGCAGGCCTTGCAGCCTAGCATGCGGTCCTAGCGTAAGCCACGGCAATAGGTGTAGGTGCCATGTCCTAGGTGCGTGCTCTATCCGGCAGGGCGCCCCTAGGGCATACCCTGTAGCTCAACAATCTGGCGTCTATCCTAACCCGGGGCCTAGGACCGTGTCAATAGGGTAAACCCTAGGGCTCCCTGGTGGACTAGTCCGTCAGCACTGACCAGGGGCTGACGGACTGGATAGTCTCATGGTTCGATTCGGGGTGTCAATAGGGTAAACCCTAGGGTGCTCCCTGGTGGCGCCCCCAGGGGCTCCCCTCCCAGTGCCGGGCCATGGGCTCCCCTGGTGCGCTGGCGGGCCCAGGGCGGGCGCCCCGGCGGGCTCCCCAGGGGCTCCCCCCTCCGCTACTATGGGGACCGGACCTAGGGACGAAGCAGACAGATGCCCGCCCGCCCGCCCGCGGTTCTAGGCCCCTTCGGGGCTTTCATGGTCGCGCGTTGTCGCGTGATCCCGCGATACCGCCCGCGTCGTTCGCGCGTTGTCGCCCACGGGGGCGCCCGCCCGCGATCCGCCCGCGTTGACGTGCGTGTGTCGCGCGAAGGGG